TTTCTATCTTCAAAAGCTTCTAACAAACCAACTTTGTTTTTAGTGCCTTTAGTTCTTACACCAGGGTATGCACTAAAAACATTATCTCCGCTATCACCACGCATACATTTTTCAAATAAAATCCATTCAGGGTTTGGTGCAGGTACTTGTTCTTTACTTTTTTTATCTATTACACGTTTTCCTTTTTTGTCAAATATGCCATCAATTGTTATAGTTTGTTCACTTATACCATTATATTGGCACACATTAGGAGCAATAAGTTGATAAAAATCACTGTCAGTGCTTATGATGACATGATAACTATCATTATGAGTTTGAATAAAACCAGCAAGAAGATCGTCAGCCTCAAGGTTGGGATGTTGAAGAACCGTAACATTCGTTTTTTCAATTAAAAACTCCTTAAAACTATCAAAAGTTTTCCAAAATAACTTATCTTCTTCTTGCTCTTTTTGGTTCATAGCATCTCTAGCTTCTTGTCTATTTCTTTTATATGGCTTATAAACATCTTTACGCCAACTACGGCCCTCTAAACAGAATACCACATGGTCGCCTTTGAAGTCGGTCCAAGCTTTTTTAATGCTGTTAAACATAATATGAAGGGCCATACCAACTTTTATATCAGCATCGCCTCTAACTACATGACGACTACGGAAAAATGTATTAGCAGTATCTACAAGGATATAGTTCATGATATCTCAGATTTACCTTTTGAAATTGGAACTACATTAATATAACCAGATCCTGTTGTAGGATCTAACCCTTCATTAGTAAGCAAAAGACGAACAATGTCTCTAAACCAACGATCTACAATTTCTTCTTCTAAATCGCCTTCAAACCCATAACCTGACTGTCGTAATTGTATAATGAAATATTCGTTCCAGTCAAGTTCAAAAAATCCATTTCTTACATTATCTGCATTCATTTTTATATTTAAAACAGCTACCCACGGTTCCTTTCTAGCTGTAGCACGATCTTTAGGAGTTAGTTTGGCTTCTTCTGCTTCTTTTAGTGCTGCTTTTGCTGCTTCTTCTGCTTGTTTTTTAATAGCATCAATTTTTTCTATTTGACGGCGAGTTTCTTCTAATGCTTGCTCCATTTCTGTGATGTTAAATATTTTCTTTAAAAAGCTTTTCATCAAGTTCCCCATTCGTTTTTAAATAATGGAACTTGCAATCTATCACTATATCTCCATCCTAGTTTCATTGCAAATTCTGCTACCCTACGATTATTTAATGAGTAAACTGATTCTACTCCTCCAATAGGCATAATATACACAGGACCTTTAAATCCTTTTTTTCTGAATTCAATAACTGCTCGTTCTGCGTCTGATAAATCTTCGTCATTAGCAATAACAAATTTAAGATAAGTAAATCCTATTTCCTCATATTCGCACACAATATCTGGATTAACAGTATTTGACCATAATTCTCCGCTATTTGGCAATTTAGTACTGACACTAAATGTTATTGAATTTTTGTTTCTGTTATTTTTATTGGTCCATTCAGTGAGATATTTCTTAAATGTCTTAGATAATTTTTGAGTTCCATTAGTTTCAAAAGTAAGCTCGGCTAAGCATTGCATGATTTCATGGTCTAAAAGATCAGGGTAAACTTTTTGCCATCCTAACAAGGGTTCACCGCCAGTAATAACTAAGTGTTCGTCTTGCCAACCCTTATGCGGGAGCATTTTGCAGATGCTTTCTGCAATGCTATCTGTTGTAAGTACAGGGCTAAGGTCTTTGAACCTAGGATCCCAACTAGCATAAGAATCACAACCGGTATGAACAAGAGGTAAATCTCTATACTCTTTAAACTCTCCAATACGATCTGCAATGAGATTTCGTTCATTACTTAATTCTCCTCTCTGCATACCAAAACCATCACAGGTAAAATTACAACCAAATACACGTAAGAATATGGAAGGTACACCCATGTATCTTCCTTCACCTTGTATGCTGTAAAAAAGTTCACTAACTTTTAATTTACTCATTATTTTAGAATTGTTTTTCTATCTGTTCTGTCGCAATATATTATAATATTATCTTTCAATATAAAAATTATTTTAGCGTGGAGCAAAGTCTTGCTGGAGTTTAATGTTATCAAAAAACTCTTTTTTGGTGCCTAAATTGTTTTTAAATGCCCCTCGCAAAACGGTAGTCTGTGTGAGACTGGAATGAGCCATAATGCCTCTATTTTCACAGCATCCGTGCTGAGCCTGAATATACACGCCTAAATCTTGAGCTCCTGTAGCACGCTGGATTTCTCTAGCAATATTGTTGGCTAGTTCTTCCTGTAAGGTGCCTCGTCTAGCACACCATTGTGCAATACGAGTATATTTACTAAGACCAATTAGTTTATTTGCAGCAATGATACCAATATAAGCAACACCAATAACGGGCTGATGATGATGACTACAGATACTACGAAGCTCACTACGAACTACAAGCATACCTTCATAACGATCTTCATAGTCGTTAGGAAATGCTGTAGTATTTGGTTTTGGATCATATCTTCCCGCCATTATTTCATTAAAATACATCTCGGCCAGTCGTCGAGCTGTGCCTCTACTGTTTGGATCTTGATGACGATCAATTAATAAGGTATCTAAAACTGTTTCAAATGCGCTTGTAGCTTCTTCAATAAGTTTTTTTTTATTATCTTTGCTAACATAATCGCTAACATTATCACCAGCCCAATATCGTTTTTTTGCAGCCTTCATACGCTCGCGAATTATTTGATTAAGAGGAAGTTCTACTTCGGTAAGTAATTCTTCTTTAGAATCTAGGTGGTTAGATCTAGCCTCTAATAATTCTTTTGTATATTGCATAAAGTCACCTGAGTATTTATTATAAATCATTATTTAGGTTTAGTCTATAATCTTTCACTTAAAAGTGTTCTACAAAGTAATTCGTCTTTAGCCGATTTAAATTTAAACAGCATATGATCTATACTCGGTTTGTAAATAAATCTGTGCCCTTGAAATACAAACACTTCTAATATCATTGCACAGGGATTATGCCACTATTTAATGCCCTGCCAATGCTGCAAATCTATCTTAACCGTGTAGATAAAACTTTCAGTTTGATTTTTGTGATTGTGCATAGTCAATTTGTTCGAGTTTTGAGATTTCATCTTTAAAGTAAAGTTTACGACGTTTTAATTCTTGAATACGGAATTGATCTGCATGAATTAATTCAAGACGAAGTATTTCGTCATCTAATCTTCTATGTGTTTCTTTTAATTTTTTAACCTTTTCTTTATTAAACATTTTAGTCTCCTAATAATTTGCTGATTCTTGATATTGTGTTATATTTTTCTTTAAATAATTTCCAAAGTTAGGAATAACATTTCTTACCCCACCTGTAGGATCAGCCATATCTCCTTTACGTCTTGGTATCATATGAACATGTGGATACATTATTGTTTGACCAGCAGCCTCCCCACAGTTTTGACCAATGTTGAATGCATCCCATTTTTCATTTTGGATTCCTTCGTAGCCGAATTTATATGCTCCTCTGTAACATTCAAATAATGCATCCGATGTTCTATGGGTAGGCACAAATAGCAAGTGCCCTTGGGTAACCGGATATGCATCTTTGAATACCCAAAAGTCTCGTGTTTTATATTCGATTTCTGTCCACGGTGCAGTTCCATCTTCCAATGCCCTTTCTAAGTCAGTCATACAAAATCCTTAAACATTTTTCTGCGTCCTTCTTCAGTTAACGTATTATCAAAAATTTCTTTAACACGTTGTAACATAGCGCAGGCTATCATTAATAGTTCATCTGTATCGTCACACATCATTATTTGTTGATCAATAGGTTGCATTAATTCTGCCATTTTATTTTTTATTTTGTCGTGATCCATTTTTAATTTTCTTTTAAGGATTTTATTCTATAAACATTTTTCGGATTTATTCTGTATGGCAGTTAGGTTAAAATATTATTAAATTTGCGTGATTGGAGGTATTGTTCATTGGGTACCCATTTATTGCCAACTAAAAACCCCCATTCTTTCAGCTGCGGGCCTGGTATAAATATTGTCCAACATTCTACTGCTGGTTCTAACTCAATACGATGATAACTACAAGCTGAGCTAAAGCGTAAAGAGCCCGGTTTACACCAAAATCTCTTTCCTCCAATTTGTTCTCCAAGGCTGTTAAAAACAGGTTTGTATTCCCAATAGCCACCTTTGATAATAAGTGTAGCAAACGGCCAAGGATGATCATGAACATCGTCAGGGTCGCCCTTTAAAAATTTATGTAAAAATATGTTAAAAGGAAAATGTTTTCTATATTTTAGGAAAATATAATACCTTTCAAGATACGGTTCTTTGCTAACACGATCTAGGATAATTCGTTTTCTATCTAATTTTTCAAGTAGTTGGAAAAATTTATTTTTTAGGAGTTGGATTATCATAGTCATCTTTACACAAGTTATAGAATGTCTTAAAATTATCAAAGGCATTTTTAAGTCCAGGATATTTAGAACACATATCATTTACTCTATGCCAATCGGGAAAATTGTGTTCCCAATCTTGATTCCAATTTATGGTCCAGCGGTTTTCTAGTGTAGAACTGTTTATATTAATGGTTTGTAATTGACTTATTTGAGATGTGGTAAGTGGTTGAATAGTGTATAACTTATGGGAATCTATCCCGCTGTAGCTATTATTAATAGTTATATTGCCATCTGTAGTATATGAATGGATATAATTGTTGCTATTCATTGTATTATCAAAATTAAGATCTATATTACTGGTACATACATTTATGATATCGTCTTTATATTCATATAAGTCTTGAATACAATGCTTTGGCTGAAAAGAATTGGTCACTAAGTGCCTC